CGCGGAGCATTGGACGCTACTATTGTTGTTGCAGTCCCCCCTATCGACACCCCGTCAACGATCCAGCTTGTCGTGTACTTGTACCACTGAGAAGTGGTCGTCATATACACCGTATCCCCGTATATTTCCCCGGTAAGCGCCGCCAGCTCGGTAGAGTTTGCAACGTCTCCGTACTGCTTGGCTTTTATCCGCACGGAGTTTTCAAGAGTTACGGAAGGCGCGGCAACCGTGCAACGATAGATCAGAAGAGGCCCGGTGGAATCGTCAAGAAATTCATCACCAATGACGGCGTTGTTTGTTGCGTTCGCCACCGCAAGGGAAGCCCATACCGCAGTCTTGTCCACCGCAATGGACCCCGCCCCCTCCCCCTGCGTCAGCGCCATATCCACAGCCTGCGCTCCGGGGCTCTGCTGTGCGTAGTTCCTCTCTATCGTATTGACCACGGCCCTCACCACAGGAGCCGGAACCAAAGAAGCATTCTTCGTGATCCTTGAGTTATGTGCGCCTATTCCGGCCTCCGCCGTATAGACCGCTGCGTTGTATTCCACCAACGTCAGCTTTGCGGAGAAATCGTCATTCAACTCGGTGGCGACAACCAAAGCTTCCGTGGATTCAAAAGCAGTCTCCCCGAAGAAAACAAGTTGCCCCGACTCAACTGCGGAGGTAAGAACACCGACAGGAGTGACGGTATTTGAAAGCGAGGTTCCGGGGTTGCTTATGGTCGCATACTCACTTCCGGTCGCAGTCCTTATTCTGACACAGTAACTCTCCCCTGTCGTATACTGAAACAGTTCATCCGCAATGAAGGAGCTTACGTTCCCGCCGCTCCCGTACGTTACGCTCTTGATCCTTCCCTGACCCAAGCCCCAAAGCGGAACGTCATGGGACACCCGCACAAGATCCCCTCTGGTGACGACAAGGGATTCAAAATCTTGGCTGACCGTGAAGGTTTCAGGGCGGAGTCTTCGGCACGCGAGAAGGTAGCGACCGAACTTCTTGACGGTAGCTGAATCCGTGATTCCAAGGTCTTTCACGGAAAGCGATTCGAATTCGGATGCAAGAGTATAGGCCCCGTCCGCAGTCCTGTCGGTTCCGGCGTAATCTTTTAATATCCCATCGCCATCGGTATCCCACTTGTAGCCGTCGTCAAGGACGACCATCTCATCTTCAGCCCAGTTCTCCGCCGCGTTGATGAACTTGATCTTGTAAGCATGAGGCATCTTCTCGAAGCTCTTGGCTCCGGTGAACCCCCATGAATTTCTCGGGGAGATGTGCTGTACAATAGTCGTCTGTGCTTTGTCCGTAACACTTGAGTACAGCCCATCCTTCAGCGTTAGTGAGGAACGGCAGGATGCAAGGATCTCCGTGAGCATCTGCCGCAGGGTTGTATCGGAAGTGTAGACACGGTTGAACTGGAAAGCGTTCGTCACGCAATAGGCGTACAAAACCCCAAGCTCGGCAAGGTCTATCTTCGTTGTATCCGTGATCGGTCTCGGATTGATGGGGCCGGTCAAAGCATGGAGGAACGCCGCAGCAGGGTTCGTACTCAGAGTCTCATCGGCATTGACTGCCCAGTCCGTTATCGCGGAACCCGCGCCGTCATAGGTCCGGTACACCTGCTCGACAACGCAATTGAGTTTCTCGATTGATCCGGACAGGGACTCGGAGGCCCGGGCCTTGACCGCAAGGAAGCACACGCCCTTCATGTCGTCGTCGGATAAGCCTATGGTATCCTGGCCTGTGATGGAGCGGAGGGCAGACCAGACCACGGCGTCCGTACGGTCGCTGTTCTGCGCATCGAAGGTTTCCCTCTGTACGCGGACCTCATACTGCCCGGAAGTCAAGCCCGTCTTGGTTCCGGTGTACCGGATTGTGTGGGGTATTTGTTTGGTGAAGACTCCCGAGGAGGAGCCGGAGAACGCCGTGCCTTCGATCCATGGGACGGAGTCTTTCAGGCGGTAGTACCACTTTACGGTTGTGGTACAGTTCTGTCTGTCCCCTTCGTTCCAGCCTATGAGTCCGGAAGGGAACTCAATCTCCACTGCAATGGAGGTGGTCTTCTTGGAGGTCTCTATGGAGGGAGAGGAAGACGACCAGTATTGTGCGAGACCGGTGGCTGCTTCCGTCACAAGAGTCCCGGAGCCGGATACCTTGAATGAAAGGCCGTTGGGGGCTACGTAGGAAACGGGGAAGGTCCACGAATTCGTGGGGCTGTCGTAGGTGACAAAATCCCCGACCTGCAAGGCACCATACTTTACGTCGTCGTCGTAGGAGAGGAAGCTTCCGGAGTTCCGTGTTATTGTGCGCGTGGAGGAGTCCACAGCGAAGGTGAGGGAGCTGGCTCCTTGGTAGGCGGTTATGTTGGCGGTCTCGGGGGTTATTTTCCCTGATTCTGTGGTGGAGTAAAAGGTAGAGCCGTAGACCGAACGGAAACCAAAAGCTCCGTTGAATGCGGGATTGGTATACCCGCTGATATTCACGGGACCTGCGGTGGACTCCAAGCCGGACCAAAAACCACTTGTGCCTGCAAAGTTGAGATAGCGTATTCCTGCACTTTGAGAAACACCTGTAGTTACGCTACCTGTAAATATCTTGGCTCCTACCGTTGCCCCCTGCTCCGCTCTCCACCTTTCAAGAGGAAGATTGAGATTCTGCTCCTTGATAACCTTCCCTACCCCAAGAAGATCAAGATACGTTTTGCTTGAAGCTGACCCCTGATGGATAGAGACTTCGACCGTACCCACTGTTCCTGTGGTAACATCGATCTGGGAGGCTGCGTCTATGGTATTGCGTCTGTCTCCTGCGTTGGAGGCAACAACAGAGTCCCCAAATTTGATGTCGGAGACCTTCACACTTCCGTCGGACCTTGTCTTGTCCGCATAGCCGAGAGCGAAGAGCATGTGAACGTACTTGTCTTCCCCATCCGTACCGGATATCGAGGTATGAGGAGTTGTCCAATAAGAAGGGGTAAGAAGGTGCTTTCCGAAAATTATAGGAACGGGGGCGTCCTGCTCGGCTGAGTTGGAGGCTCCGGATACGTCCTTGCGGCGATCTGTGCTTCGGTCTCCGGTATCCGTGGCTGTTTCCGCCCATGCGGACATAACCATGCTGCTTCCTATGGACATCATGGCATAGCCTACGACGGCTCCGAAGCCAGTCCAGCCCAAAACCCCTACACCTATTGCACCGATTCCTGCAATGAGCGCGCCACTTCCTATAAGGAGTGCATCCCAAAAGCTTTCATCTTTTGTGCCCGAGGAGTTCGGGCTTATTCCAGCAGGCACGACACGGACAAGAAGAGTATCTTCTCCCCCCAATAGCGTAGCTTCAAACGACTCCTCGGGCAACCTGTCATCATTCAGCACTACAAACAAAGAGCTTTCTTTCTTCAGCCCTTCTATTGAATCCAGAGCCTGCCTTACGGAGAGCCCTTCCGCAACTTCGAGAATCTTCCGCTCCGACATCAGGGGGTGAAGAAAGGCGACTACTCTGGGCATGTTGTCTCCTGCTAAAAGCGATACTATAAGCGGTAAAACCCTCTGACCCTGGATGCAATCCTTATGTCGGAAAGGCGGGAAAGACGCGAGGAATCCCGCCCGAGGATATCTGAATGTAGCACGTTATTGGGGGCCACGTAAAGGCCGACGTGACAAGGAAATCCACGAAAGGTCATAAGAACAATGTCGCCTTCGGCGGGGACATCGACTTTCGTCGGGCGGAGGGATGTTATCGCGTTATCGACCACTTCGGCCAGCCACTCCTTTTCCGGCTCCCCGTAAGAACTGGCAAAAGAAGGAAGGTCTTTTCCATATTCGTTTTTGAGAACCAGTCTGACGAGGCCCCAGCAATCGCAGCCTTCCAGTGTACGCCCGTGAGGGACAAAGGGTATTCCGGTATATAAGGATACGTTCAGCATAACCACCCTTATGTTCTAGCCAAACAACCCCGGAGCGTTCTGCGCGGTAGCCCGTACCGGCCCCATCTGGTTATCAAGTCTGTCCTCGTATACGAGATCCCCGGATACCGTGTTCACGTCGTATGTGACGGCTTTCAAAGAATATTCCCAAGGCACCATCTCCTCGAAATCCCCCACGCCGTCATTGGGAAAGAACATGGCACGGGCTCGTATTGTCGGGGAGTTTACGAGGATTCGTATGGCCGAAATAACGAGCTGATCGACGGCGGATATGGTTATCCTTGCATTTGTTATGCTATCGTCAGTTTCTCCTGGATACTGGATGGAGAAGGGGAAGGGAAGATACACATGACCGCTATAAGTGATGGATTCGGTGTTGTTGCAAAAGTAGATTGTGTCCGCTCCGACCAGAGTTGCGAACGCGGCCTCCGCCGAGTATATTTCAAGGAGAGTAGGGGTCTGCGCGAATGTCTGTGCCGCCTGCATTGCCAACTTGGCGGCGGCGGAAATTGTGGCTCGGCTCAAGGTAATACCTCCAACGAAAGAGAAGCAACCAACTCAAATCCGAGCAACGGAAGGTCCGGGGGCTCCAGGAATCTCACGGACAGGGAACCCCCTGTCAAAGGATCGGTGTAATCGAAGGGAATTGCCCCTCCGGCCAAAGTGTCGTAATAGAGGGTATCAAGAATAGTCTTCTGTGCGCGGGAAAGCCTTAAACTATGAGTTACCGCAGTGGGAACGGCAGAGTATCTCCTTCGCTCTACAGTGGGCTCACCCTCCTTGGACCTGAGAACTCCGTCTGCGCTCTGCTCGGAGAAGTTGTCCTGAAGGGGAAGGGCAGGCAATGTTGAAGGCCAAGCAGCCATTTAGACAGCCCTCCTTTTGAAATTTCCGGCGCTAGGTGGTGACTTCGCCCCATACTGTACGCTCAACTTGTCGCCCGCACAACAATACTTGCAATGAACTCCTGCCCATTCGGCGTATACCTCGGAGCCCCTACAAACTTGACTGAGGAGGTAGCCTCAGTATAAGGGTTCGGCCATGTAAAAGCAACCGTTCCGTGCAAGGTATCGTACCTCCAGAACTCGTCCAACAATACTTTCATCGCTTTGTCCACAGCATACGCACAAGTATAGCTCGCGGGAGACCATGTATGCCGGACCCGGATCTTGTCATAGCCTGTATCCATCTTCGACCTTATGGTTCTGGGAGGAATGGCTTCGGATGCGGAAATCGGAAATTGCGGAAGTACAACGTAGGCGGAAGGCGACAAATAGATTCCCATGAAATCGGCAGGCATAAGCACAGAAGAATACCGCCTGAACTCGTCGATGACGCCGTTGCTGTTGCTTGTAGGGCTCAAGGTCCCCGAAGGAGCCAAAGTGGCGGAAGGAGCCAACGTTGCGGAGGGCGCAAGACCCGCAGTAGCGTACACGAATCCAGCGGGGCCGTTTCCGAGTACTCCTGTCGGGTAGGTGGTTTGGTCAAGAAATACAGCAGAACTCAATACAGGGAGGCCGTTGGCATAGACAGAGAGATTGGTTCCCGATCTCGTATAGCCTAAAGAGTACCACGTAGCGTCAGCCATCACCGTCTGCGGAGAGGGGGCCGTGAAGGCTCCGTTTATTATGGCCCCGAGGTATCTGGTCGTCGGGTGGATTGCGAGGGGGCAATCATGCCGAAGCAATGGGGAGGTGAGGATTCGGTAGCTTCCTGCTACGTTGGTGCCTTTGTAGGAGAAGACTATGGATTCAGACATTATGATACTCCACTCACGATATCCTCTTCACGAGTACGGTAAGGTTTGCGCTCGCGGTTCCTGTTGCGGCGGCTCCGGCTGCGGTGGTCCCGAGCTTGACGGAGTTGATCGTGGCACCGTAGGTAAGGATCGTCCAGAAGTAGGTTCCGGAGCCTGCGGGCATTGTCAGAGTGCCTCCGCTTGCCACGTCTATCGCCGTCTGGTAGCCAACGGAACCTGCGGTGACTATGCTCGCAGGGTCCGTGCTTGCGAGGAATCCTGTACTGCTGTAGACGGCACGCGCATTCGGAACCGCCGTCGCCGCGTCAATAACGGCACTGGGCTTGAAGGCTCCGGGGTTCTGGTACAGGGACCAGATTTCCTCTGCGGAGAGGGCGCGGTTGTAGATGCGGGGGTCGGTCTCTGTTGTTTCTACTAAACCAAAATTGCTGGTAGCTTGGTAGCACCCAAAATAGAGGGTTCCCGTTGTGGGAATCACGGGAGTGGTCAATGTCGTTGTCCCGAAGTATACCCCGTTACGGTATGCCAGCACTACTCCGGTGGACCAGTTAATTACTATGCCATATGTCATTGCCGTAGTATCAAAGGATGTAAAAAAGCTGCTGAAACTGTACTCCACTCTGGCAGATCCATTCCAGTAACTCAGGATCAGGTTGTTCGTGCTCAGAGCACGATATACCCATAAATGCGCCCCGGACACGGCCCCGACATTCAATATTCCTACTGACTGGACAGCACCAACCCCACCGGAAATTTTCCATGAGTGAAAACAAAAAACAGATGGCATGATGAAATTATCTACCTTCGTGTAATCATTTGTTCCGTCCCGCCTCAGCCCCCTCCCCGCCATCGTATTGACCGGAGTCGCACCGTACACCGTGCCGTGGTTCCCGGAGCCCGAGGCATCAAGGGCAAGGGAGGAGTAGGTGCCGTCGCCGACGTAGATGAAAGACACGGATACCGGATTTGCATTGTTTGTCGTAGAGTTGAAAAGCAACTCTACGTCAGTAAAACTGGCTCCGGTGGTGATGTCAGTGACTCCGCTCGTCTGCCCCGCGATGGATTTGGTGACATGCGTCCCCGCTCCCGAGGTCCCTATCTCAAGAGTCGTCAGATCAGTTTGGGCGCAAGACCATTTGACGCGCACGGTTTTCGACGACACCGCGAGAGCTTTGTTCGCGCGAACAAATGTTGTCGGGGCCGCTCCTGCGGTAAGCACCAATTTGTCAGAAGCGGCGGTGACGACGGTATCCGTCCCCATCGTGGCCCAGCCGTCCACGGTCGAGAACTTGATAGTCAGATAGGTAGGGGAAGGCCCATCCGGCCACTCGGGCAGGCCCCCGAGGGCAGGGGCGCAGATGAGGCCGGAGAGGAGGGATTTCTGTTCGTTCAATCTGTCCACCGTATCAACCATGGCGTTAAGATTCAATTCATCCACAGGTACGGTGAAACTATCATTATCGAAGACTCCGGGCTTTGTTCCGACCCAAGGTGTTGCCATATACTCACTCTCCTAAAAATCGCTACAAAAGTATTCTTGACGCAGCGTTCGTAAAATCTCCGCCGTTCCCGCTTATTCCTTCAACGAGAGCCACGGAAGTCACGGTGCCATCGTCATCATATCCCGAATCGTCCTGCCCCGCAACAACGTTGAAGGAGAAATACTGTACCAGATTTGGTACGGAGACTTCAGCTCCCGATATCAGGCGTGCTGCGAGATCATAGGGCCAGTCCATAATATCGGCTCCTTACAAAGAAAAAAGGAAGAATTGCGGCCCTTTCAGTAGAAGGGGACGCAGGCTACGACCTCCTGACCCCCCCGAATCCCGGGACCCCGCGCGTTTTCAATTGAGTATCCAGTTCTCCGTTGGCAATCATCGAACGGACAGTATCCCGCAGGACAACACGAATCTGCTTTCCACCGGAGGAATTGGTCGTCTCTTCCGTAGTGGCGGAGACTCCGTTTACCCTGGTGGATTGGTCGATGACAACGATGGAAGTGGAGCCTCCGACTGCGGACACGCCCAACTTACCACTTGCTGTTCTTGTCACGGGCATGATGGCCTCGGGGCCTTTCTCCCCCATGACCCCGAAGCCTCCCGCGTGATTGAACAGCGTGGGGGAGGACACGATGCCTCCGGATGCGAACGCGGATATCAGGCCGCTTGAACCATAGATGTTTCCGAGGGCATTCGCGGTTACACCAGAGCCAGAGGCGGCTTTTTCACTTCGATCAGCATTTGCAGAGGCAATGCCCGAAACTACGGAGGTTCCTGCGGCAAGGGCTATGAGGCCCCAGCCTCGGGCGTCCTTCCCCATTGAGTTGATGAGTATGGTCAAGCCTGCGGAAAGGAACATTTGCGGAAGCTGCTTCAACAAGGATAGGCCGATATTGCCTATGGCTGCGGCAAAGTCGTCGGCTCCTGCGGCTCCGTTGACAAAGAGTTCGCCCATGGCGAAGAGGGCGTCGAGGCCGGAGTTGGCGGCGAGATCCCCTAATGCGCCTTTAAGGTTCTCCACAGCCTGATACATTTCTGCAAGTCTAGTTGCTTCCTCTTCAGCCCACCATGATTCCCCTTCGGGGAGAGCGGGGATAAGTTCCCACGGATTTCTTCTTGGAACTTCAGTAGCTCCGAAAGCCATCTCCCCCAAAGGGGTAGCGCTGGGGCCTCTGTTCATGGGAACAGGAAGAACATTATGACGGAGTCCTATATCAAGAAACTCTTGATTGCTACCAAAATCCACCATCTCACCGAGACTGGTTTCTGTGCGCCATGGGGTGTCCATGTCCCAGTCCCACCCCATCCCTTTCCCTTTGGCCGCAAGTCTGTCCATCTCTACTATAAAATCGAACAAAGGTTGCAGGAAAGCGTCGTTGATTCCTTGGAAGGCTATCCCGGCTTTGAAATCCGTGTCCTTCAAGGCAAGGAGGCTGGGAACGTATTCACGGGCGGAATCTGCAAGTTTTTGGTACATATCCGATTCAGACATGCCGAGGGCTATGCGGGTCTTCTCGTTGGAGTACATTTGGTTGTACTTGCTGAGATCCCTCATGGTAGCGTCTACTGCGGATTCTCTCCCTCCATAACGAAAGGTGGTGCCTTTGTCTCCTGCTCCTGCAGCGGGAGTACCCAGCCTGCTCAAAGCAATATCCGAAAGTTTGAACTGGTCTTCCTTGAGCTGAAAAAGTTCTTTCTGAAGGTCCTTCACATCTATGAACAAGTTGTACCGGAAATCTTTGGTAGTAAGGTCCATAAGCCGCCGTATTTCGGCGGCGCGCTTTTCTGTGTAAGCTATTGCTGCAGTTATATCCCCTTTGGCTCCTTCACTACCAAGCACAGCCTTGAGATTTGGGGCGTCTATCGTCCCGGGGGTGAGCACAGAAACGAATTTCTCCGCAGCAACCGTCAACAAGGGGAGCACAGAGGTGCCTATATCCGACAAAGCGAGTTTCCATGTATTCACTGCAATAGTAAGACGACCCTCGAAAGTATCCGCCATGGCTTCCGTGAATTTATAGAATCTTCCGCCTTCAGCGGTCAGCTTGGTAAGGGCAGCTTCGAATTCAGGAAGCCCTATCTCCCCTGCTCGGGTAAGCTCCCGTATCTTCATGGTAGTGGTGCCCATTACATCGGCGAGAGCTTCCATAATGGGGATACCGGCGTTTACAAACTGGTAAATGTCCTGCTGCATGGCCTTGCCTTGGCCACGTACCTGTCCATACACAAGGGCAAGATGCTCGAAATTCGAGCTGTTTCCTTGGGTGACATCCGCCAAGGTAAGCATGACATCTTTTACTTCTTTCGCGGAGAAACCAAAGCCAAGGAGCGTCCTTGTCGCTCTATCCATAGCAGAAACAGTGACAGGGATTTCTGTGCTCAATTTCTTTATATACAAAAGAAGATCCTCTCCTTCTACCTGTGTCGAGGTAAGAACGGAGTAGGATTTGGCCATAGTCTCCATGGCCGCTGCATTTTCCACCAACACTTTGGGTACAGCAGACAAGAGATTGTACAACGTCTGGAGACCGCGAACGACAAGGTAAGCTCCGGTGCCTAATCTGAGCATGGCTCCCAACACACCTTCCGCCCCTGTACGGGCATTCAGCAAGTTGGAGAACATATCAGTCCAGTCTTTCTGGGAGTTCCTTACTGTGGCTGCAGTCTTTTCGTGGGTAGAGGAAAGATTGCGCATTGCGGTAGCGTGTTTCTCCGCCACTTCGCCCATCTTGGCGTTGGCGGAGTAAAACTTGCGCATAACAGCATCGCTCGTGCCTACGGATCTTGCTGCCTTTTCGTGGGAAGTAGTAAGTTTCTGGAGTTTGGCAGAGTGAAGTTCAGTAGCCTCTGAGCTTCTCGTGGTTTGATCTGTAAGTTTCTGCTCCGCAACACCCGTGCCAAATACTGCAGTTTTCAGCTTTTCGAGTCGCTCTGCTGTGCGAATGAGCGCCGCGTCGAATCGTTCTATCTGCGCAATAGTGGGCTTCGCGGACATCCCCACAGCAGTGAGGGCTTGCTCAAAAGACTTTAACTGAGGGATTCCGCCGACTTTGGACTCTATAAGGAGGGAAGCATCCGCCATGTTATTCTCCCCCTAAATTATCCCTGCAGTCCTCTCTACTTCTCCTTCATGATCTCCCCGATCACCGAAGAAGCCGCCTGATCCATGGACAGTATAGCAGAAATCTCCACGGGCGTCAATTTGTATCCTGCCACGGTCTCGTAGGCCGCGATGTCCTGAAAGGAAACCCCTTCAGATCCTCTTAATCTTATGAATATGGTGAACAGATACTCGAAGCCCTCGGGGACCGGAACATCCTGTGCAAGCTGGTCATCCACACTTCCGCTATCCGCCCCCGAAGGCAGTTGCCTGCGGACAGAAGTGAGCGTGCTCCGCAGGGTGTTTCCGTCCTTCCTCGGGTAATCGAGGGTGAACTTGCCCCGAACCGCTTCTGTCAGCTCTTCGGTTCGGGCTTGATAAAATTGCTGCGGTACTTATAGTACTCAAGAACTTGCTCGCGGATCATGGGGACTTTGGTGTACAGCATCGTGGCGTTGGCTTTGTCGAATTTCAGCTCGTCCTTGCCCCAAGAGATGTTCTTCCAGTCCTTCGTGAGGCGTATGGCTCGGGCGACATCACGCTCCACACGCTCGGTGGCTTCTTTGTCAACAGGAAGGGGGGCTTCGGCTTTCTTGGTAGCAGCTCCTGCTGCGCGGGAGGCAAACATATCACCGAGCTTCCGGCTGTTCTCGCGCTCGGCTTCAATATCAATGCTCGCGGCTTCCTTGCTGTCGGGTCCGAGGACCTTGATTTGAGCGTCCAGGGGGTTGTTTTGTAAGTCGTTTACAACCATCCACGTGCCCTCGGCGCTAGACTCTTCGGTGTTGAAAGACTTGAAATCCATGTCGCTTCCTTTCTATGGAGAGAGGGGAATAAGGCTCCCCGTACGGAGAGTCAACAAACAATAAACTGACAACGCCGAAAGGAAATCCATGGCACTTCCTTTCTATGGAGAGAGGGGAATAAGGCTCCCCCGTATGGAGGAGCCTATTTGATTATGCAGGATCGAGCCTCGAAACACGCATGTTCGTAGTGGCCGCACCTTTGGTGTTGGCGGAAGGAGTCAGTTCAATCGCAGTCCATGTGACTTCCTGTATCACTTTCTTGGGGTCCGTGGTTTCCGTAAGTCCCATGATCTGAATGTTGGGCAGATCAAAAGCATACCCCATGCCCGCGCCTTGGGTGGTCAAAGTAGTGCCGAAATCCGGGTCCATCAACCGCACAGTGAGACCAAACTTCGTCTCCGCCCTGAACTTGGTCCAATAGCTATTGTCTGTAAGGAAGATGCTCATGGTTCCACTGATGACAGAGTTCCCTTTTCCAAGACCGTAGGGATATCGGGCACCCACAGGAAGCAGGGATTCGATGTCGTTGGTACCGTTGATTGTTAGTGCCGTGACTACCGCAACAGGAGTATTATCCTGCGTGATGTAGGCCAAAATGTCATTGGCAGTAAGGACGGAATTGGTGTCAGCCGCTACGATCGATGCTCCAGCGGCCACTGTTGAGTACACAGAAACATCAGTGGCTGCGGCGGCACGGGTATCTCCCTGCCCGAGCACACGGCCCATAAACTCGAAGGCTCCGGTAACTATGGAGTCGGGGTTGATGGTCAGGGAGAAGGTATTGGCGATGCATCCGATGGCCATCTTGACCTGAACGAGAGTAGCTGCGGTGTTGGTGAGAGTCTGCTCAAAAGCAAGGGATTTCACAGAGGTTCCAGGGGAGACATAGGCCATTCTGCGAATGACCACATCCGCATGGCCCGGAGTCGCGTGGGCCACCATAGTGGCATAGTTCGGGGTCACTATGGTGATGCTGGTATCGTTGACAAGGGCCGAAATTCGGTAGTACCCATTGTTACCCAAATCAGTTGTCAAGAAACCGGAGAGGCGTATCCATTGGCCTACTGCGAGGGTTCCGGTCTCTGTGACCGTAAGTAAGGTAGTGGCCGCAGGCGTCCCTACAATTACGTTTTGTGCCGCCATAGCTGCTTCAGCAGCAGTGAAGTCCGCACACATCCAACTTTCCAGAAAATCGTCGAACTGCATCGATCCTGCAGTATGCCCGCCCGAATAGGAAAGTTCGAAAGGAACCGACACAGCGGGTGTGTGGGCCCCAAGGCGCACGGATGTCAGGGCACGCCTGGTGTTCAATTCAGCAGTGGTAAGCTGCGTCCTTCCTTCACCGATGGAGGCGGCGGGAAGCTTTCTCACAGATGTGAATGCAGTTATGGGAACTGCCCAAGACGTTTCTTTACAATAGCCCAAATACGCGCCGGTCCCCTCGACTATCTCACCTGCCATGGTATTTCTCCTCTAGCTTATACACTATATTGCTCTGTAGGCTGGAAGCCTACCCTAGAAAGAATCAGGTCAAACAAAAGTATATCACGGAGAAGAGGTTATAGCAATACCCTGCTGTTCATTGTACTCTTTCAGATATTGCCAACGATGTTTTTTGTAGCTTTGCTTGTACCCTTTCAGACAGGCAACTAAACCGGAATAACACTTTGCGCCGGGGTCGTACTTCTCTGCAGCTTGCGCCAATGAGTCAAATACTTCCTTGGTATCCAAACAAACTACAGGGACTCCGTGAGTCTTTCTTTTATTCTCTCTGAACTTTGCTCTATCTTCCTCTGTAAAAGGATGCTCTATATGGTACATTTTGAGCGCGGCACTCAGTCTACCTCTCGCTTTGTCAGGATCAGAGAATTGTTCCCATCCGTAGCCTCCTCTTGCCATTCGTGTAGCTCTAGCTTTGGTGATCTGCTCCGCCGTAATATTTCGAACATTGGGATGGCTAAAGAACTTTTTTCTTTGCTCTTCCGTCCACTTTTTGCCTACGTTGGCAAGACGAAGTTTTTCTTTGCATTCGGGGGATCTTGGTATGCCTCTCTTCTTGGCTGCCGATTTTTCATTGGCCTCCGCAGACCGAATTCTTCCTTTGGAAGAACCGCAGGAGTCTGTCTTCAGATTATACCCAAACTTCGGATGTATGGAATTCGTGGCCCACATCCATCTCTCTTCCTTCAAAGAGAGATCCTCCGCAGTATCCGCGTAATCCACAACGAACCAAAAGAACGCCTCGGGACCGTGCTTGAATATTGAATTGTGAAATCTATTTGTGGAACGCTTCTTACCGTGCCACAGATGCGTAGCTTTACGCCTTTCCAGACGCATCGTGGTCTTCCCCACGTAGTACTTTTGCGTAACAGTGTTAACCGCCGCATAGATAATCCCATACGGCCTCACGTTCTCCTCGATACTCATGCGTATACATCCGCCCAGAATTCCGCACTCACTATAAGCCCGTACCACGAGTCCGAAATTTTTGGAAAATGACGAATTCCCGGAGTCATCATGTGTACGTACTGTGTAGGCGCGGCCGTCGGATACCCAATCGAAGTCCCGCGCTTGAATGCCGCCGCTATGGTGTTGGCCGCAACGAAACCATCATACAATCCTGCCGGGTTTCCATCGACCGTAACCTTCGGGACCCGGATCGTGATCTGTAAAAATCCCTTGTGCCTATCTGCGGCTTGAGGGAAGAGCCCTGCGGCGACGGGTTGGGCGTAGAGAATATCTACGGCGTAATTCATTTGGGTGACAGGGAAATCCACGCTGGGACCGTTAGGATATGAGGTATAAGCATCGTATCCCAAGGCGGAGAAATGTGCGATCAGAGCGCCGTCGATATCAGATTGCTGGCCCATTCAGACCCTCCAGATTATGCTCCTGCAAGGTACTTTCTTGCTTCGGACGCTACAATAGTATCCCACGTCAGGGCATTTACTCGAACAAATCCAGCGACCGCCTGTGAACTGAAGCCTCCGACAGTACGCCCCGTCTTGCTGGGGCTTGGATATTGCCCATACTCCAACATTTGAGCATACTCGCTGTACAAGGAAGCAAAAACGGACTCTCCTTCCGAGGGCTTCCAACTTGCTGCCGCTGCTCTGACTGCCGCTTTCGCCGCCTCTCCGGAACGGTCGTTACGATGGACTTCCGAAGGTTCGGAACCAGCCTCTGCATTCCAATCACCTCTTGCCGT